CCGCCGCCGTTAATCATATCCATGAAGTCGAGAAACTGTGCCATAAATACCCCTTTTGTGGCAAACATAGCACAGGCGCGAGGCTTATGCTATACCTTGGATGTTCCGGCGCAGTGGCTTTCGTCCCGATGACACATGCACCATGTTGCGATACACAGCCACTAGCCCGAACGCATCAGCGCAGTGACTTGACCAGTCGTGATCCGGCCCCAAGCCAATACTCCGCACCTCGTCGCGCTTTTCGTGATACCAGCCCAGCGCCTCGCGTCCGCCCGCCGTTGTTTCCTCGTTAAACCGGACAGCCGGGAACATCTGGCGCACGGCTTCAATGCGGAGCAACGCCGCGCCCGCGCCTTGGTTCTTGACCACATCGCAGGTGAAGCCCGCCTGACGTAGATAACCGTCTGGCGTAACCGCGTGCACCGTGTCGTGCTTCCTGCCATCGTGCGGCAGCACACAGACAGCCTCAGCGCATCCGTTAGCCCGTAGCCAATTCACATGAGCGTCAAACGGCTGGCCAACGGCCTCGTAATAGTCCAAGCATCTGACCTCGGTGCCGACGAACTGCACAATCCAAATTGCGGTTGCGTCTGATTTGCGAGATGTGCCGCCAATGTCAAAGATTGCATATTTCTTTAGCAATGGATCAGCGGTCACAAAGCCAATGCGGCCCTGAAGTTGCGCATCGGTTAGGTGCCGCGAGAAATAAGCGCCCTCTAGAACCGTGGCGTACTCGCCTTCCCAGATATGCCCGTAACGCTCCGGCGTGGCGTTGAGACAGTCTGTGCGCTCATGTTCCAGTACCTTGGGCAGCCACGGATTATCAGACCAGTTGGCCCGCACAACGGTTGCGCCTGTCGGCAGGTTAAGCCCGCGAAGAAGCATATCAACGGGGTCTTTGGCACGCTGTGGGTTCCAGCTGAACCAAAGTTCGCTGCCGTCCTTGCGGATTGTCGGGCGCAGTAGCGTCATAGACCTGTCAGACAAGGCCTGCGCTTCTTCCACCCAGGCACGGTCAAAGCCTTCAAGCGACTTCACGCTGTCCGCCGTGTGGTCTTGCATCCCTGTAAATGTGATAAGGCCATCACCGGGCGTCTCAATCACCTCGCGGTAAACCTTAAACCCTTCACGTTCGCCAAGCCCGAACGCCTCAATTTTATCCTCCACCAGTCGCTTTGCAGATTGCTTTAGCGACTTTTGCACCTCGCGAATGCAAACAGACCTCATGCCGGGATTGCGTAGGTGGTCCTCAATCATCAGCCCGCCGAAGAAGTGTGATTTCCCTGACCCACGGCCACCCCATGCGGCTTTGTACCGCGACGGCTCTAGCAGTGGCGCAAACACGCCAGCCGTTGGAATGCGGAGTTTAAGCTTTGCGCTCATTTCTTATCAGGCATTACAATCACGCGCTCGATCACATGGGGCGTCATGGTGCCATCGCTGCTAGTCATGTCAACATCGCGCTTGTCGCGCCACTCATCTGCCACGCGGTTTTTCAGCCCAAAGATTGCAGCGGAGGCATTGCCCTCACCTGATTGCGCGTTATTCCGCAGGCAGTTTTCCCACCAAACAGCGGAAGCGGCTTGTGCGGTCTTTAAGGCGTCCATAAACTCAGGATGAGCATCGACCCAAAGATACACCGTGGCGCGCGAAACCAAGAGACTACCGGCAAATGCCGTGACGCTGTATCCCTCCGACATAAAGGAAATAATCTCGTCGCAATATGCGGGATCGTACTTTGTTGGTCGTCCGGTTTTCATCTCAACCTCCCCCCATTGCGTCAAGGGTCCAAAAGAACACAATTGCCGTGCAGACATAAGTAAGGAATGAAGCAAGAAGCAGCATCAACGCACCTAAAAACCCAGCCAAGCCCCAGAACAATGCGGCCCCGCCGAAATAAACCACGATTAGGCCCATTATGCACGCGGTGGCCTTGGCCGCTCTAATTTCTGTCTTAGTCATAACATCTCCCATTCATGTCCTGTGTCCGCCCTGAGAATACCACCTTGCGCCGTTCTTAGCAACGCAAACAAAAAAGCCCCGCGCTTTTTACGGCGCGGGGCTAAGTTGGGAGACAACAATGAGAAACAACACGATCATTGTGCCACAGTACGGGCGATGGTGTCAATGCGCCTCGCGCGCCAATTCATAGCCGCGCGCATTTCTTCATATGTCATCTCGATGCCCTCACTTGCGCGTACTGGATCGCCTTTCCGATTGTGTCGCGGCGTATCCCTGTGATTTCAGACAGCATCGAAGGCCCGCAATTTGATTGATCCCTCATAAAAAGAAGGCAGTCACCGCGTACTCTGGACATTCTGGGCGTGCGCAGGTTGATATTGCAGATATCGGCCTTTCGCACGCTGTTACGCTGGCAGAATAGGGACAGCGCCCTGCGCGCTTTGTTGATATCGCCCGCTGGACTTGTTGGTGTGTGCATGCGCTGCGATATTGGGAGGATAAGCTGGCATTGTGGTCGCGGTGCTAATAATGGTTTGGCTATCCTCATGTCCCTGCGCCAGTCCTCGCACGGCTGCAATTCCGGCGCGGCCTGTGGCTGCATAGGGCGCATGATCGGCGCACGGCCTAGCATGTCTGTGTGGTGCGTCATTGTGCTTGCTCCTGCTGGTCTGCCCAAAGCTCCATCACGTCTGCAATCCGCTCAAAACTGGCAATCATGCTTAACATGCGGGCTTCCATGTCCTCCTCCTTCTGGCGATGGTCTTGTGATCTCTGTTCATCGTGAAGCATCCGCTCTGCTTTGAGCCGCTTTCTTTCGTCGTATTTCTGCTTCGGCGTCATTGTGCGGCCCCCATCTGTGCCGTGACCCATTCACGTGCCTTGAACTTGTCCGACATGACGTTGATTAGCGCGCGGGCCTCGTCCCATTCCTGCCCGGTGACGCCGCGCGACACGGCGAACATATGCGCATCCAGCTTATCACACAGGTGCAGCATTTGTTCTTCCTTGTCGGTCAGCGTCCAAGTCAGTCCCATGCCCCGCAGGACTTCCCGCTCTGCGATTGCATACGCCTCTGCAAGCTCTGGAAACCGCGCCTTGGCTGGCGCTGGCATATCGCCAAGAACCCGCTCGGCCTCGTCGTGGTTGCGGGCTGCAAGTAGCAGGGCGCTTTCGGTAAGCGAGTGACCCATGTGCGCGGCAAGGGAGTGGCACAGGGTGGCAACGCGCGGTTGGTGCGCGTCGATGGTGTCACCGCCATTGCGCAGGCGGGGATCGGGGTTTGCGTGCCAGCGGTTTACTGTTGAATTTTCATAAGTCATGTCAGGCGCTCCATGCGGATCGTGGCGCAGTCAGGCTCGCCGTCGATGGTGTCGAAGGTGATGCGGTGGGTGTCTCGATGCCCGAAACAGTCGGACCCGAAGCACCAATATCCTCGATGGTGCCCAACCATAGTCACCGTCTCGCGCTTTGGTTCTGGCTTTACGCGGTATGCAACCCCATCATGCCATTGATTCCGGCGCTTGATAACCCATGTGGTCCCGTCATGGTCCACAGCCAACGCCTGCAATACCCTGCCCTCATGTTCCGCCAGCAACAGCGCGCCCTTTTGCTCCGGCGTCTTGTTTTCCCAGATTGTGGGTGTGTCTTGATGTGTCATTGTGTGATCTCCTATCACGGCTCCCTGAGAATGCGCGCGGCGGTCGGGGGAGGGTCCGATGTTTGGTCTGCATAACCTAGCCGCGCTCCTGAATACTGGCATTTGATTTGCGATGGTGCAAGCGTAATTACGACTTAAACGCTAAGTAGAAACTTAGACAAAGATAGAATCCAATTCTACTTTTAAAGCCCTGAAATCATTGACTAATACACTATAGATAGATATGTAGAGACATCTATATACTGTTTTTCAAGAGGTTCAGAGAGGCTCAGGGGCTTTTTTAAATGTGTCTCAGGGTTTCTAACTAAAACTTCTTAACTAAGGCTTTTTACCCTTTAACTTCATGGGCTTAAAAGTAGAATTTCCTTCTACTTATGGTTCTACTTTAGGGGGTTTTGCCCAAAAAACAAAAAACCCGCCATTTCGGGCGGGTCTTTCTGCTTCGGCTATGTTCGGAACCACTGAACCACAATCTCGCCTTTTCGCCGTCGCTTTCCGGCCCGCGACACCACTTCACCGCGCCCTTCCAGGTGCCTCATCGTGGCTTCAATCGTCGGCTTATCAATCTTTGACCTGCTCGCCAGCACCGACGTAGATGCCCCGTTTTCCGTGTCGATGTAGTTCATCAATCGAGCCGCAAGAGCGTCTTCAGGGCGCGCTTTTTTGTTGTCATTGGCAAAGACAAGCTGAACCTTGAAATCAATCTCGTCCTTGATAAATGCAAACGCCCATCGGACATGATCCATCGTGCGGATGCCGTCCGGGATTGCCAGAATGAAACTTACCTTCGCAATCAACTCATAGGCGCGCCGGATCATCGCCACGCTGGCCTCGCCTGTCTTTTCATCCATGTGTCCGGCATAGTCGATCAGCCACTCAATGATGGCGTCCAGCGCCTCTGCCGCCTCTGGCGTGGTGGTCACGTCCTTGCGTGGCCCTACATGCTCCACACGGCCCGATTCGTTGCCATAGATCACGCCCAGCTTGCCGCCCATCATTATCGGCATGTCGATCTTCTTGAACCCCTTGCGCGGGCGCGGGTTTATGTCTCGCTCCGCTACAATAATAGCGCGCCCAACGAAGCCCTGCGTCGCGGTTTCACCATCCATTACACCCTCGAACGTGCTTGGCGTCGTAAAACCGATGATTGACAAGAAAGGCCGCTCCAGCCCGTTGTCTACCATGCCTAGCATCCGGGCCGCATATTCTTCCCGATCTACGTCCCCGCTGTCTTGGGCCTTGGATAGCTGGCCGAAATACGCCTTGCGCAGATCCCGCTTGATATCGCCACCAAGCAAAAAGCGGCTGTTTGCTTTTGAATAGGCGTTCATAATCGTGCCGAACACGCCCTCAAGGTAGGACGCGCCGCCGCGCTGTTGAGCGTTGCGCACCTTGCTCAGAAAAATACCGATCTCGTCAATGTTGTAGAATGACGCTTGGTTCTCAATCAGGTTCCGCACGATCTCTTGTTCGCTTTTGATCCCGCCCTGTATCGCGCCCTGCATGCCCGCCGCTATATGAAGGTCCGTAAACGCCTGCATAACGGCTTCTTTGCCCGTGCTGGATGCCGCTACGCAAAAAGACAGCATGTTCGCCGTCACGCCGTCGTGCGTGTCATAGTGTGACATTCCGCCGATGTTGCCTATGGCCGTGATTGCGCTGGCAACCGCAAGCCTGCGTCGAGGATATCGGCACTGCCCGTCAATCCAATCCGCTACCCTGCCCACGAACCCTGGCGGGCGGGTGAGGTCTACGCCCGTCACGTCGATCGGCAGGGCAAAGCCGTCATCTTCTAAATGCTCCGGCTCCGGCGCAAACTTCTGTGGAAAAAATTCCTCATTGAAGTCTGAAAAGTCGTCATCTTTTAGCGATGCAACGGCAGATACGCGGGCTTGGGCAAGATCGTCTTGCATTTCGTCATAGCTTTTGCCCGTGGCATAGTCTGCAAGATTGAATGTTTTAGCGCTCATTTTCTGCCCACCTTAAAAATTTAATCCTGTCTTCAGGGGCCATGCGCCTAAATGCGGCAGCGGCAAGGCGCTTCGTTTGCTTGTGCGCCACGATGCTGTTTTCCAAGGCGTCAAGCGATGCAACGGCATATGCCTCCAGCTCATGCGGCGCTGCGATAGAAGCCCAAAACAAAGCATCCTGCCTGACCTGCTCTTGAAACAACGGCACGTCAGGCACGCCTGCACTGTGCTGCTCCAGAAACGCCGATACCGTGCCAATGCACAACTCCGCGTCATGGCGGTATATGTCGCATAGGCCGTAGTAGGTCTGTTGGGCGATGTCAGTCATGGCGCTGTGCCGGAGCCAA